GCCTCCGCCACGGCTAGCTCGTTAATTAGGCCGGGCGTCTCCCCTACGGCGAGCGCGTCCCCCTGGGCGTGGCTGGCGGCGGTCGTCCCGAGCGCTCCCCGGAGAACTGAGAATTTCCGCCGGGCCCAGATATGGTCCGTACCGGCGTGCGCGGTCAGCAGGCTTCCGTCCCAGGCCCGCTTCACCACTATGTTATTTCCGACAATCTGGTGAATAACCATCCACTCAAAGCCCACCATGATGACCTCGCCGACGGAGAACTGGGTGCCATCCGCTACGACGCCGACGCGGTCTGAGGCCTGGGCCGTGGTGATGCCAGAGGAGAAGGTGATGCCGGTGTCGGCGTAGTCCGAGTCCGTCACGATCATGCGCTCGGTACCGGCCAGCAGCCAGTTGCCCACCCCGAGGAGGGCAGAGTCGCTCACCGTGATCGTGGTGGCAGAGGCACTGATGGCGGCGGCCAGTGTTCCAGCCGCTACCGTGTTCGTGTTCCAGCCCCAGTCCCCGGTGATGCCAATGTCCTGCTGCGGAGTGGGGTTGTTGCCGAAGGACGAGTTCAGGTCTCGCCTCAGCTCCAGCACGCGGTATGGCGGACCGGCCTCCGGCGGACTCTCGGCCGACGGGCGCACTGTGTAGCTTCCGGTGGGGATGACGGTCGGCACCGGGTTGAGTGCGCCGCTCACCACCAGTGACGGCTGGGCTGCGAGCTCCGAGCCCTCCAGCCACAGCCGCCACGGGTAGGCATACTGAAAGTTTGGCCAGTCGAAGGTGCGCGTGGCTGTGACCGGATAGAACCGACGCTGCGTGAGACCCTCCACGGCGTCTGCCGCCGCGAGTATCGCGCGGTCTACCTGATCCGTGCGGTAGGCTGCCTGCTGCACATCCAGCGCGCGCATGACTTCTTCGCGCGTGCAGTAGCACGGGCGAGTGACTCTGGCCATCCCGTTGCCTTGCTTTCTTGCTGAGAACCCCGGAGGGTAGGAATTGCCGTTATGCGGTTGTAAGCGCGCCGATGCTAGGCGGTCGGCTGCGCGGGCGAAGCCGGAGGCGTGGCGAGCGCGTTAACGCTCTCCACGGCCGGGTCCAGCGCAGCCTGCACCGTCTGGGCGTTGCTCACCAGCGCGTTGAACTTGTCCATGGTCGCCTGGCTGATGGGCTGGCCGGCCTGGAGCTCCGCCTGGATCTCCTGGGCGTCCGTCACCAGCTGGCTGGCCTTGGCCTGCACGTCATCCAGGACACCCTGGATCGTGCTGACACCGGCCTCGATCTGCTGCTCGCTCACGAGCACTGCTCCTATCTGGGTCCTGAGTTCTGCTATGGCAGCCAGGATCCGGGTGGTCCCGAACAGATCGTCCAGGTCCATTGCCATGGCTGCTCCCTGTCTGTCGTTACTCCAGCTGGCTGCGGATTAGGAATCCGCCGGCCGAGGGTCCGCCTCGGACGGACCGCCCTTCCAGTCAGCTCGCTGGTCCGGTGCTGGGGTGGACGCCTTCGTCGCTCGAGCCGCCGAAGAGCCCGGCTGGCTCGGCTGGTCGGATCCAGTCCCTTGGGTACTGCCATCCGTCGAATCGGCAGAAGAGGAGGTTTGCCTCGCTGCTGGGTCCGCTGAGGAGCGGCTCTCCGCAGCGGGGGCAGGCGACTGGGGGTCGGTCCCAGTAGTTCCGCCACTCCTGTCGGGCCTGTCTTCTGATGTCGAGGAGCTGGTACCAGCTGATGGCTCATCACCTTCTTCCTCGTCCGACTCCAGACCTTCCGCACGAGCCTGCTCGTCCTCGTGGACCTGGAAGTCGAGTTCGTCGGGCTGGGCCACCTCGGGCGGGCCGATCTCCTCGCCTGGCTCCGGGTTGGCGTGCATGTCCATGTGCCACTGCATCTGATCCGGCGGCACCGGCTCGAAGATTCCTGCTCGGGCGTGCGAGGCTCCGCCACCCACGCTAACTTTCGGCACTGTCTTCCTCCTCGATGTCAGTGTCGTCGGACTCGGCACCAGGCGCGGAGCCTTCCGGGGCCGAGTTCCCATCGGGCTCCTGGCCACCCTGCGCGGCCGAGTCCGACGACACGTCTGAGGTGGGAGCGACAGGACGGTCAGCTCCGCAGTGCGGACAGACGGCTACGCTGCCCGCAATGGCGGTCGTACCGCACTTGTCACAGTCCCACATGTGTATCTCCTAACTGACCGAGGCCGCGTCGTCCAGCGGCACATAGGTCAGATACCAGTCGATAGCGCCCGTCATGGTCGCCACCGAGGTTGTGATCTCGATCGTCCCGGCGTCCACCACGAACGGCGGAGCCAGGAATGGCGCGTTGCCCGCCACCTTGCCGCTCACCACCAGGGCACCCCCGAGACCCGCAGAGGCCTGGGGCGTGACCTTGGTGCCGATCTCGGACCCGCCCACCACGGACGCGGTAGCGATACCCGCTGTCTCCTCCGTGCCCACGGTGGGCTTGGTGCCGAGAGCGATGGCCCCGGTGGTGCCAGAGAGCGCCGTGCTCACGCGGCCCACGAGGGACGTCACGAGCACTGATCCGCCGGACACGGTGAACAGCGTTGCCGACGATCCCGAGTTGGGAGGCGTCTGCGCGGGCTTGACCACCGGCAGACCGAACACCATGTTCCGATACTGCCTGTTCGGCGTGATGACGGTCACGTCACACCGCCGTCACAGATGCGCCCGGCGACAGCGGCACCCAGGTCAGGACCCAGGTGATGTTGCCGGTGTCGGTAGCGTCGGTGGTCATCGTGATGTTGGTGTCCGACACCACGAACATGGCCTCGCCCGCTGCCGAGCCCTGCGCGGCCACGGGAGCCGGTAGCGCACCCCCGAGAGCAGAGGGCATCTGGAACACCGAGCCAGCCGCCGCGCTGGCCACGCTGGCCGCCGTCTGGGCCGCTAGCGCGGTGTTGTTGCCGGTGATGCCCAGCGACGGCTTGGTGGCTGTCGCCCCCAGAGCCGTGCTGACGACACCGACCAGGCTGGCCGAGATAGTGCCTACGACCGTGAACAGCGTCCCGGTAGCGGTGGCGGGCAGTGCCTTGGCGGGGTTGACGGTCACCTGACCGCTCTTCACCCCGCGAAGGGTGAATCCCTTGTTGGCGCTCACGCCGCCTCCTAAGCGTTCAGGATTTCCAGGTTGGCCGGCGCACGCTGCACGACGAGGTCGTGGAAGATCGCCTTCACGAGACCCGACGCACCCGGTGCCACCTTGATGTACTTGAAGGTGTCCGGGATGTCCACGCCGTGGATCGTGAAGACCGTCGTGTTGGCACCGGCCTGCGTGACCGAGTTGGCCGCTGCCTGGGTGACCTTGGACCAGGCCCCGGTACCGTCGGTGCCGGTGCGCTGGTAGTAGTGGTCGATGACGTTGCCGGGCGAGGTGGCAGCCGCCGCGTGCGAGGTGCCGACGGTCACCGTGAAGGTGTCCGCACCCGTGCACACGAAGGTGACCGAGCTCGCACCGCGCATCTTGAGGACCTGGTTGGCCGCGATGGGGACGACGTCGAACAGTCTCCCCAGACCTTCCATAGCCATGGACACTTCCTTCCTGCCGGGGTTTCACTGCCGGCGGATAAGCCCTACGACCGCCGAGGCGGGAGCGGGCGAGGACCAGCTAGCGGGTCGCGAGCTGGACGAACGGGGTGAGGGTGGCCGAGCTGTTGTTGTGCGGGGTGATCGCGCTCTGGATCCAGGGACGCCCGTCGACGCGCTCGATGACGCGGAACGAGGTCTTGTCGTTCTGGAACTTGTAGTGCTCCGACGACATCGACTGCATCATCTGGCGGTCGCCGATAAGGTAGTACGCCAGGTCGACAAAGCTGATGTCGCCCGTGGTCGAGAGCGCGGGGGTCTTCTCGGTGAAGTACACCGGACGGCCCAGAATGGTGACGGGCGGCGTGTTGGCACCGGGGTTGGTGTAGTTGCCCATCCAGACCGGGCCACCACCCGTGCCGACCGACAGCGCCATCGTGGCCAGCTGCGGGAAGGTGTCGATGCTGGCGATCCAGACCGCGCGGCCCAGGGCCGTCGGTAGCATGCGCGAGTACATCTTGACGATGTTCTCCCACACAATGGTGCCGGTGGCCTGGCCCGACTCGGCGGCGACCGCGACGGAGGCCGGGCAGTTGATGAAGCCGAGCGGCTCGCCGACACCCGTGCCCGTCATGAACGCGATGTCCTCGAACCAGGCGATAGCGCGCGGGAAGATGGTGTCGAAGAACGAGGAGAACGCAGGCGCGTCCGCCAGCAGCTCGTTGGGCACCTCCGCGTAGCCGGTCAGCTTCTTCGCGTCCAGCACAACCCGGCCGAAGGTGGCCTGGCTCTCGACCAGCTGCGCGCCTTC